TCCCCCAAGCACCTGCTCCAGTAGCTGCTGTTAAAGCTGCACCTACCAACCAACGTACTTGTCTTTTAATATCTTCTTCCCACATCTCGTGGTGTGCTAAGTGATTTGTGAAAAGAGTTTCGAACTTATCCATTCTGTTGTAAATGTTCTTAATCCTTTCATCCATACGAATCAATAGTTCTATTTTCTCTTTTTCTTCCATCTTATTCTCCTTATGGTGCCCACGCTGGACAGTAGTATGTAACACCGTTATTTGCTACAAATGCTAAGTATCCTGCTGGTACACCTGCACCTACCATTGGTGGGTGGTCATGTATTACTGGACCGCCAGTACTTACACTTATTATTTCAACCTGATTGACTCCGGGTGGTAATCCCTGAACTGTCATTCCACCAGATGCGTCTGCGGTAAATGCTGGGGCACTAGCTCCTCCACCACTACCTGATGCTCCTGTTGCACCTTTCTGACCAGTGCTACCAGTCTGACCTTTCTGTCCTTTAGTACCTGCACCTGTCTGACCCTTTTGTCCTTTGTCACCTGTTTGACCTTTATCACCTGCTGCACCATTAGAACCGTTGGTACCGTTAGTACCAGCTTGACCTTTGTCACCAGTTGCACCAGTTGAACCTTTTGCACCTGCTGCACCTGTGTTTCCAGTGTCTCCTTTGTCACCTTTGTCACCCTTGGTACCAGTGTTACCAGTTTGACCTTTTACACCTTTCTGACCAGTTCCAGTTGCACCTGTTTGACCCTTTGCACCTGCTGCACCAGTTGAACCTTTTGCACCTGCTGCACCCGTACCGCCAGTGTCTCCAGTATCTCCTTTGTCACCCTTGGTACCAGTGTTACCAGTTTGACCTTTTAGACCTTTCTGACCAGTTTGACCTTTGTCACCATTAGAACCGTTAGTACCGTTAGTACCAGCTTGACCTTTAGCACCAGTTGCACCTGTTTGGCCCTTTGCACCTGTTGCACCTGTTTGACCCTTTGCACCTGCTGCACCAGTTGAACCTTTTGCACCTCCTGCACCTGTAGCACCTTTTAAACCTTTTAAACCTTTCTGACCTGTCTGACCTTTGTCACCAGTTGCACCTGTCTGACCTTTGTCACCAGTTGCACCTGTTTGACCCTTCGCACCTGCTGCACCCGTACCGCCAGTGTCTCCAGTATCTCCTTTGTCACCTTTGTCACCCTTGGTACCAGTGTTACCAGTTTGACCTTTTAGACCTTTCTGACCAGTTTGACCTTTGTCACCATTAGAACCGTTAGTACCGTTAGTACCAGCTTGACCTTTAGCACCAGTTGCACCTGTTTGGCCCTTTGCACCTGTTGCACCTGTTTGACCCTTTGCACCTGCTGCACCAGTTGAACCTTTTGCACCTCCTGCACCTGTAGCACCTTTTAAACCTTTTAAACCTTTCTGACCTGTCTGACCTTTGTCACCAGTTGCACCTGTCTGACCTTTGTCACCAGTTGCACCTGTTTGACCCTTCGCACCTGCTGCACCCGTACCGCCAGTGTCTCCAGTATCTCCTTTGTCACCTTTGTCACCCTTGGTACCAGTGTTACCAGTTTGACCTTTTAGACCCTTTAAACCTTTCTGACCTGTTTGACCCTTTGCACCTGTTGCACCTGTTTGACCCTTTGCACCTGTTGCACCTGTTTGGCCCTTTGCACCTGTTGCACCTGTTTGACCTTTGTCACCTGTTGCACCTGTTGAACCTTTTGCACCTCCTGCACCTGTAGTTCCAGTCTGACCCTTTAGACCTTTTTGTCCTTTTAGACCCTTTAAACCTTTCTGACCTGTTTGACCCTTCGCACCTGCTGCACCCGTACCGCCAGTGTCTCCAGTATCTCCTTTGTCGCCTTTGTCACCTTTAGTACCAGTAGCACCTTTTGCACCTGTTGCACCTGTTTGACCCTTTAGACCTTTTAGACCTTTCTGTCCTTTTAGACCCTTTAAACCTTTCTGACCTGTTTGACCTTTTGCACCTGTTGCACCTGTTTGACCTTTGTCACCTGTTGCACCTGTTGAACCTTTTGCACCTCCTGCACCTGTAGTTCCAGTCTGACCCTTTAGACCTTTTAGACCTTTCTGTCCTTTTAGACCCTTTAAACCTTTCTGACCTGTTTGACCCTTCGCACCTGCTGCACCCGTACCGCCAGTGTCTCCAGTATCTCCTTTGTCACCTTTAGTACCTGTAGCACCTTTTGCACCTGTTGTACCTGTTTGACCCTTTAGACCTTTTAGACCTTTCTGTCCTTTTAGACCCTTTAAACCTTTCTGTCCTTTTAGACCCTTTAAACCTTTCTGACCTGTTTGACCCTTTGCACCTGTTGTACCAGTCTGACCTTTGTCACCTGTTGCACCTGTTGAACCTTTTGCACCTCCTGCACCTGTAGTTCCAGTCTGACCCTTTAGACCTTTTAGACCTTTCTGTCCTTTTAGACCCTTTAGACCTTTCTGTCCTTTATCACCTTTATCACCGGTTTGTCCTTTTTGTCCTTTAGCACCAGTTGCACCAGTTGCACCTTTCAAACCTTTGAGACCTTTTTGTCCTTTTGCACCAGTTGCACCTGTATCACCAGTGTCTCCTTTGTCACCCTTTTGACCCTTTAGACCCTTTAAACCCTTCTGTCCTTTGTCACCTTTATCACCAGTTTGTCCCTTTTGTCCTTTTAGACCTTTTAGACCTTTCTGTCCTTTGACACCTTTAAGACCCTTTTGTCCTTTTGCACCAGTATCACCGGTTTGTCCCTTCTGTCCTTTATCACCAGTTGCACCAGTCTGCCCTTTAAGACCTTTTAGACCTTTCTGTCCTTTATCACCTTTATCACCGGTTTGTCCTTTTTGTCCTTTAGCACCAGTTGCACCAGTTGCACCTTTTAAACCTTTGAGACCTTTTTGTCCTTTTGCACCAGTTGCCCCAGTCTGACCTTTGTCACCTGTTGCACCAGTTGCACCTTTTAAACCTTTTAAACCCTTTTGCCCTTTGACACCTTTATCACCAGCAGAACCAGATAAACCTTTCTGTCCCTTCTGACCTGTATCAACTAAATCTGAACCATCAAACATTAAACCAGAATTATCATCTTTCAATTTTAATTCTTTAGATACTTCGTAAGCACCATCGTCGCCAGAATCCTTCTCAAAGAATACACTTCCCTTATCGCCTTTTATTATAATACGTTCTTGTGCCATTTGTTTATGGAGCCTGTGGCTCTACCTCCGGTATTTTTGCATCTTGTCTTCCACCAATAACAACCCAATCAAATTTAACGTTCTCTTCTTCAGATGTTTCAACGAAGAAACCATCTTCATTTTTTTCATCGACCCATACGTTATATGGTCCATAAGGTGTTAGTGTAATAGTATAGTCATCACCCACTAGTTTAAACCAATAATCTGGTAATTCTACGGGTATACGTTCTGGTACATCTTTTAATACTATTGTACCTCTATAATACACTCCATGTTCTGGTCCTTCTAAACATCCATATACTAATCTTTTATCATCATATATAGGATGTGGAATATCAAAAGATTTTGTAGATGCTACAAGATGACCAGTGATATTAACTGCGGGGTTAGTGGCAGCAGAAGTACCACCTGTAATAGTCAACGCTGTCGTTCCACTATCGCCGCCTGTACCACCAACTGTTACTGCTGTTAGTCCAGCAAGCGTAGTAGAAGATGCTCCTAAGTCTATTGCTGTAGTTCCGACAGTTACACTATCGTTAGCTAGTTTACTATTAGCTATACTACCATTAAGCATAGCGTTAGTTACAGAACCTGTTTGTCCTGTGTGTATTATATCTTTATAACTAGCGCTGCCTGTTACTGCTTCAGACAGTTGCCATTTATCATCAGTTTCGTTCCATCTTAGTACAGGATTTATTGCAGTACTACCACCACGGTTTACTTCTATACCTGCACTTTCGGTTGGTGATGTACCTGAGTAATTAGAATTTAATTCTATAAAATTATCAAAGACTGTAACAGTCTCTGTAGAAATCGAAGTTGCAGTACCAGTAACAGTTAAGTTACCCTCTACTGCAAAGTTACCTTTGGAAGTGATTGTACTTGAGCTACTACCCATGTCAATGTCACCACCTCCTACGTTTAAGTTAAGTTTAGAAGCAGAGCCACCACTTCTAGCTTGTATTTTAGTAGAGTTCATACCTATATTGGCTCCACTGTCATTACCAATCTGGAATAAACCTGTACCATCAGCTGTTGTTAATGCATCACTCTCGGCTACATTAATCTCTAAAGGCACATTAGGCGCTGTTGAGCCAATAGCTAAATTTTGACCCACCAAATGCCCTGTAGAGCTATTTAGCGTAAGCATAGCTGTACTACCACCATCGGCATATTTGTACAGTATAGCTCCATCGTCTAGGTATATATCTTTATTACTGTTGCTAGATGAAGATATACCTGCTCCTATTCGTAGGTCTCCATCTATTGTTAATTTATGTGAAATATCTGTAAAGCCTAAATTACTTGCATCTCCAAGTCCAACATTTCCGGACTTACGTGCTCTAATGTTAGCTGTTGAAGCGGAAGCACTTACACCCCATACATCGGATGTGGATGAAAGTGAACCTATATAATCGTAAACTGCATTCATTGAAGGTGCCTTAGTTGTAACGCCATCCCAAGATGCGCCAAAAGTACTATCATCGACATTTGCTTCAATTCTTGCTTTAATGTATTGTTTAGAGGGTAGCCTATCATCTAATGTTAACATGCGAGCCTTGGCAGTTGTTACTTTACCTAGCCCATATCCTTCTTGTGTGGCTTTCTTGTTAAGTTTTGTTGGTTTAAATACTTTCATGGCTTATCCTCAAAGTGGGCGACTTTTACTATGGTGCCGCCCATACCATTATCCTAAGTTTGCTTATCTAATCAGAAATTACAATACAACCAGCTTCTGGCCTTATGACTTTCAATCCATATCTCATAGACATGTATGAACCCATAATTCCGAATCCGGGGTTTGCTTCTTCTACAGTTAGACCTCTTCTCTCGACGTAAGCGACAGGTTTGACGCTCATGTCAAAGATACCAGCTCTGGTTTTTGGTACGTAGGAGTTAACAATAACGTTAAGTCCGTACAATTGTCCAACGACACCGTCGTTAGATACATCGTTTACGTAATCAATACCGCCTTTCGATGTAGGAGTATCAATAGTGTTAGTACTGGTTGTTCCTGTTGAGAAAGGTGCTGTGAAGTCAGCCAATTCTAATAGAGTTTTGTAGTGAGTTGGTGAAACCAAGATAGTATCTGGGTTTTGTCCTTTTGCACTCATTAACTCAATAGCTTTGGTTATATCGGTTAACTCTAAGTTACCACCCGTAGATGATTCAGAACTGCTTGCATCAGTAGATGCGAAGTAGTGGGTACCTAGTGAGTTTAAGTCACTTAGTGAGTATCCACCGTATTCGTTTAATCTGTTACCAGATGAAGGACTTGCTCCAAAGAATCCACCGTATGGGTAGGATGCGAATGTTTCAATATCTGTTTCATTGGTTCCTGTTGCTACTGCTACTGTTCCGAAAGTTGTGTCTGCTAGACCAAACACTGCATAAATGAAGTGTTTTATAATGTGTCTTTGGACGGCTCTTCGGGCTTCGTTCAAAGCGAGTTCCATTTCAGAGAATCTTGAATCTTCAATCATTCTTCGGGTTACACCAACTGCAATTCCATACTCTTTGACTGATACACGTTCGTTTCTCAAGTCAGTGTGTTGGAAAGCTGGAGTAGCTCCTTCTTCAATTTGTTCAAGACCCATGGATGGTTTTGCAAATGTAATATCTACATCTCCACCAGTGTCTGTGGTAAATCGCTCTGCAAACATATTAACTACAGGCATTTCAGTGACTTTGTAATCCTGAATTGCGTCTTTGTAGTCTACTAATACCCTGTTAGCGGTTGAGCTCAATGAGCTGTCTGCTATACCGGGATTTGTTCCTGCTGCTACCATATTATCTTATCTCCTTAGAGCACCATGACCTTTGTCATAGAGTCTGTTGTTGCGTTTGTTTCCAATGCGATTGCTATAACCACATCTTCTTCTGAGTCAGCTGAGTAAGCGTTTTTAGTTTCTAGGAAACCGGGTTTAGCGCCATCTACTGAAAGTAGGTCACCAGCGGTAACTGCATCTGTAATAGCGTTGATTATAATTCCTCTACCAATAACGACAGATGCGACATCTCCGTTTGCGGTATCGGTTAATGCAAAACCTAATACAGGTGCTTCGCTGGCTGTTGCCAACTTTGCTGTACCGTCAGTGTGAACTTTCAATGCTTCACCAGCTTCTAGAGCTTCTCCAGCTGTAAAATTGACGATTCGAGACGGAGCTCCACCATCATTTACTAATACTGTTTTTACTATTGCCATATTTTATTCACCTTAGTTTTCTTCCCTCTTGAATACGATTCTGCCGTTTTCCATCGCAAACATGCGTGGAGTTTCGTCAGCTTCTACTTCTGGGGTCTCTTCAGCATCTGGAGACTTGCCTTTTCCAAAGGTCCTTTCGGCCTCTACTGGAAGTGGCATAGAATCCATAGCGATGCTAAATCCTTCTAGCTTTATGTCGTCCCATGCTTTGAGTTCCTCTGCACGTGCATCTTTCCCATCGTCATCGAGTTTTCCAAGTGCGACTTCCTTTTCTAGGATGCCAGTTACGAAATTGTTAACACGAGCTTCAGCTTCTGCTGCTTCTCTTGCTTCTTTTTCTTCTTGGAATTTTGATACGAGAGCCATTGCCTCTTCGTGCTTGGTGTTTAACTCAGCATAAGTTTCTTTCATCTCTTCTAGTTGAGATTTCATCGAAGCGAATTCACGCTCGGTGATTCCAACTGCATCAGAGACATCTTTTTGTTGTTCTTCAGCCATGTTTTGTACCTCGCTGTTTCGCCCGTGTGTGTCACAGGCACATGATGTATCATCGTGACCACCACAGCCACAATCACCATGTTCATCACCGAATTCACGGTGACTATCACATTCCTTTTCTATTGTACATGCGTCACAGACGGGTGTTCGAGTCTCATTATCAATAAAACTCACCTCGATAGGACGGATGTCCATTGCAAACGGTTCTCCTAAGACATCGACGTCTTTAGAAAACCAATCGATAGAGACATGCGTCATATCTCCGTTTTCAATCTTTTCTAGCACTCCATTACTTTCTGCTGCACCTCTATATAGTTGTGCAAGCATCTTAATTGCCTTTTTACCATCTTCTAGCTCTACGATTTCTGGGTTGATAGCCTTTCCGAGAAGGTCGTCCTCGGTTCGTTGATGATTATAGTAAACTGGCAATTCAGTGAAAGTCTCAACACTTTTTTCTAATACGGATGGTTCTATAGTGACCTTTTGGTCGCCATCTTCGTCGTGGGGGCCTGACGTTATAGCGATTACTGGAAACTCTATATTATCATCCGTATGAACAGGTTTATCCAAAGTCGCAGCAAAACTGCGTTGGTTCTCCTCTCCGCCCCCGGCATTCACAGCAAACTTACGGTCAGTTTCCTGCTCTACCCTCATGCGACACATATTTGCCGCAATCTCTTGGTGGTCCTCAACTCCTCTTTTCTTTAAAGTTGGGCCAACTTCTATTATACAACGCTCATAGTCGTACTCTGTGCTCATTCTTCTCTATCCCCCGTTGGATTTGCAGCTGGTTCGTTACCAGCGCGGTTTTCTGTCCTTGCGGACTCTTCTTTTTTATCTTGGTCTCTTCCTCCAGATATATTAGCGTTCTCTGCTGTTTCTTGCATTTCTACCGCTCCCTCTGGATTCAATCCTCTTTCTGACCTCACTTCTCCGGGTGATAGTACACCTTCAGATAAGTAAATCATATCAGTCTTCGCTTTGATGAATGCGTCATCTACATTAACCTGTCTAAACTTAAACCTTGCATCTCCACCTAACAACTGTGGCATTAATTGTGCGTTTATAGCAGCTTCAACCGCAGATTGCAAATGTCTAACGTATGGTTCAAAGATTGCTCTTGCTTGTTCAGGTTTATCAAACATAGTTATAGGGACTTTCAGTGCCACGTGTATTTTCTTTAATATATCATCTGTATATTTACCATACTCGAAAGCTCTTTGAGTTCCTTGTAGTTCTTTGACTACTATATCATTACCGTGTATAATATCTTCACCGGGTTCCAAACCATTAAATGCATCTACAATCTCATTTATTTTATCTGGACCATAAGGCATATCTGGTAAACCTGCGCTAATATCAAATCTACTTGTAGCATATTTGTTTAGTGCAGCACCTATATCCCTTTCTGCGTAATCTTTTAAATCTATTAAGTATAGTATAGGGTGTATATCACTCAAACCATACGCATAGTCATCAAAAGGATTATTACGGTAACAAATTAATTCATTCTCTTCAAAACGTACGGAGTCTTTATCGTCTCCTATGTCTTGATAATAATACATTATCTGTCCACTTGGGTCTCTTTGTATGTACATATTCTGTGATGACCTCATTACAAGGTTGTCACCAGTCCATTCCATATAAGAAGTCCCAAATATTCTTCCATTCCTTAGCCATGTATATAATAACTGTTCCATGTTAATCTCATCAAACAATGCATGTATATTTTCTCTATCTTCATCGTTGTCTGTAACTATATCATATCCATCTTTAGCTGCATACATACAAGGAAGGTCAATAAGTGTTCTAACTATAGGGTCTGTTAAATAAACATTCATATAAGTTTTATAATCACCTATCTGTGGCTCTTTATTAGCTTCTTTTCTACCGAAGACACTACCTGTGTTCTGTAATTTTAATCTTTTGATAATTCCAGAACCGTAACTTCTAGGTGCATCTTTTGTGTAGGGAGGATTTTCCCCAACGGTTGCAAAACTACGCCTATTAAAAGGCCAATAATCGCTAAGAGCCATGGCTATCATTCCAATATAGTACGATATAGTATATAAAGCTTTCGCCGAAATCTACTTATATACCTCTTAAACCACCCTTATTTAAGGATTGTGAACGTTTTGCCGTAGTAAAAATAGGATTTCTTTTGGCGGCGCGTCTACTAGTACCACCTTGTTTAAGAGATATGCTAGCAAAGGTACCTGTAGAGGGTAACATTTGTAGTGATGCGTGTAATGCTATAGCACTACTATCACAATAATCATCATGTTTTCCACTAGGTGCTGCTATCTTTTCTGTTTTATTAGCTGCATCCATTGTATATTCTAAATCTATGTGTTCTCTCAACCATTTGTTTACTAATTTGGCCTGATTAGGTTCTAAACCATCAGGATGTGGTACTTTTACTAGATTTTGTTGTATATACGACACATAATCACGATAAATTTGAGTTTTTGTCCCTTTAGGACCTCCTGTAAACACGAATGGTATAAATTGTATTTGTAATTCTATACATGCTAATCTTAAATCCTGTTCTATAGCACCTCCCATACCTGTTGCATCAATTATCAGTTTATCAGCGCCATAATCTTTAGATATAGCCATAATTCTTTTTCTTTGATATGGAATATCATGTCCTCCTGTTTTTGGACCTATTTCTTCTAGATAAATAAGTGTTGCTACATTTTCAGTAGCAGTTTTAGCAGTAGACCATACACTTATCACAGTACTATTGACAGATTTACCAATATCTACTCCAACCACACAATTCGGATAGTTTCCGGGTAGTTGCATCACCATTCCTTCTATAAGACACGCTTTTACTAGTTCTGGATTAAAAATATTAGCAACAGACTCTACAAATTGACATTCGTACTCTGTTTTCCAATAAATTGAGTCTTCACCCCATTCTCGCATCTTTTCAGCCATATCATCATCTGTATATGGTGCAGAGTAAGCTCTACCGGGATTTACAGCATCTCTCCATGTAAATACCATCCTTTCGAAGGTATCGCTGTATCTATCATCATAAAGATAGCGCCACATGTGATTATCTTTAGATTTTGGGGTACCAAGATTAATAAATGGAGCTTTATTAGAAACAATTGCTGGTTCTACGTTATCTATGAACAATTTATCATCAATAAGTGGACTTTCGTCTACAATACAAAATGTAGGATGTTGTCCACGTATAGCTTGACCCTGATTAGATGGAGCTAATGGGGCTCTACGTAGCACTGTTCCTCCCTTCATTGTGATATTAGGTTTGTTATGAAACCTGTAATTCTTAACTAAGCCATCTAAAAAAGCATTATCTGCAAAATGCCTATAACAATAATTAAATATAAGTGAAGCTTGGTCCTCAGTTGGAGCCAAAATAAATATTAAATCTCTAAATCTATTAAAAAACATGTAGATACATACAGCTACCGAGAGCGCAAATGATTTGCCACTGCCTCGTGGAGCCAAAATAGCAAGTTTACGATGCTTACCAGCGTCTCCATTAGGATATGTTAACGTTTTTACTACTATTTGTTCTTGTAGTGGTCTAAGTCTAAGAGGTCTTTGTTTGTTATCTATAAGATAAGCTTCACAAAACGCTCTACAAAGAAGAGTCATCTTCTTTTCATCTTCTCTACATATGTTAAAAATCTTTTCAAGTTTTCTAGAGTCGTGAGCAGCTAAGCCGCTAATCGCGGACTTCATCTGGTTTTCTTTCTTCACTGCTGTCATCTATTAAATCCTCTAGAATTTTACTGAAACCCTCACTGTTCTTCTCTACAACAGTTGGGACTTCTATATTAAGAGCACGGAACTCAGTATGAATATCCCGTACAATCTGGTTTCTTTGTCGCAATAACTCTGTTCTCGCGTTAACATCCCGAATACATACAAGAATTTCTTCCCAAAGCAAGTCTTCAAGCGCGAGATTGCGGGCAAGAAGCCGGACAAGTTCTTTATGTCTTTCATATTCCCCTTCTCCGACTCTTATGCGTAAACGCCTTTCATACCCTTCGACGTCCATTACTTGGCTTCGTCTAGTGCGGCCTTAACTTTAGATTTGACTAAAGCAGCAAGCTCATCATCCTTCTCATCCCAAGCTGTAATTAATACATTCTTGACTAAAGAGTCTTTGACGTGCTTCTGTGCAGTCTCGTCCATTTTATCAAAAGCTTTCATTTGTGCCTTTGTTAGATTTTTATCTAGCATTTCCATTAATTCAGCTTCGTTATTCTTCAAGTATTTGAAAACTAACTCTTTAACAGCTGGTACGGTATAAGCGATGTAAGCACCCATACCTAATACAACAGCACAAAGTGCCATCAATAATGGTTCGTCCATGATAGTATCTAATAGACCTGATTCTTCAACAGTATCCAAGATAGCAGTTAGGTTACCCTCACTGGTTTCGTTTGTATCTGCTGTGTTGTTATTGGTTTCGTTTGCCATAGGTTTGTCACCTGCTTACATATAATGCAATAGCACTATATAAAGCTTTCGTTGTGTGGCCCCAGAAGACGCATTATGCGTTATATTTCCTGTGGTTCTGTGGTCTGTTAGGAGCCACAATTATATTAGAACGCTAGAGTATATAAAGCTTATGCCTAAGCGTCTACTACTAATGCGTATTCGTATTTTGTTCCGACTTTGTGAATGCTAATATGGCGTATTGTCTTGGTATTGGTTATTGTTTCTAATTTATTTTCCAATAGTACAAGACATGCTGCCAAATTATCTGCTCTTTCTGTAAAGTCATTTACTGCGTATAATGCCATTTTTTATCTCCTTATTTTTTCTTTGCTACAACTTTTGTTGTTTTATGCTCGTGTGCCTGCTCGTTTGCCTCTATTAACTGCGATTGCTTCTGTGCTGATGCGTTATAATCAATAACTGCTTGTGCTTTAGCTTTATAGAAAGCTGTCTTTTCTGCTTGTTCCTGTTTCCATACATCTAGAGCATCTTTGATAATTAGAAGAGCTGGCCCACCTAATATAGCTATCAAAGTAGTATAGCCTTCGATTTGGTCAAGAACTGATTCATCTTGCAATCCACTGTGTATAACAAATCCTGCAAAACCAACCCAGAGTAAAACTAAAGGTACGGCTATCATAAACATAAAGATATCGTTAAAAGTTACTCCTTCTCTTGCTTGACTCATATTTTCAGTCCTCCTTTTCTTTTTCGTCGCTTGTTTTTTTACCTTCTTCGGTAATGATAATTGTAATTTTGACGTTATTCTCTTCGTCGCTGACATTATGATAACACACAAAAGTATTATGGATAATGCTGCAATTATAACTCCCATCAAGGTTAATATGTCTGTTAGTGTCATCACTCATGGCTCCTCCAAAATTATTTCATCAATATAAAAATATGCAACATAGTCATATACACCATCTCTATTCCAGTCTGCATACAGATTTACATATACCATATACCAACCAGTATAAGGTTCTGTAAAGTAATCTATGCTTGATGATAATTGATATTCATTACCTTCCCAGCCAGTTACATTGAAGAAATAATTATTATACATATAACCATTCCATACTGTTTCGTTATCTTCCACTTTCATGTGGCCTATATCATAATATACCATAACTGGTAAAGTATCTTGGTCACAATCAGTATCTATATCTATGGTAATGTTCAAAGAGTTATACTCTCTAGAGTAATTTCCATATTCCATACCATCATAAAAATAAGTTTCGTTAGCTGCACAATCATATTCTTCATATTCACAGCTACCATCATCTTCCTCTGCCCTTTCGTTATAGTTTGAAGCATCTATATCCATACAACCATAGATAGTAGAGTCTTCATTTGTTTGATTTCCTGTTCCATTGTCTACCGGTCCACCCAAAAACTGACACCTACCATTATCATGAGTAGCTTGTGAGTTATAATTATCAGCTTCGGGGTTAGTACATCCATAAATAACAGGAGGAGGGAATACACAACTACCATTATCAAAAGTAGCATCCGCTTTATAGTTGATTGCAGTTGGGTCAGTACATCCACCCCTTGGTTTACCATCATCCTCTCCTCCGAAAATCTCCTGTATAGCGCCTAAATCTCCTCCACCACCAAAAAAAGCAAGGATTAATACGGTAAGTATCGAACCTAACTTCTTACCAAACTGTGTTTCACCTAATTTATCACCAGCTTTGCCTATAGTTTCAAATAATCCCTCTTCTTCATCAGGTTTTTTGGGGCCTGTTAATCCTAAAGCTTCACGTTCTTCGGCAGATATAACATTTATGGCCCCATAGTCATCACGCGCCATGGTACTAATTTTACGACGTACACCTATATAAAGCTTTCGTCGATTAGTCGTCCCAGACTGTGTTAGTTTCTCCTTCTCCTTCTTGGGTATTTAACGCTGACTGTATGTCGTCATCACTTAATGTAGCGTTTTTAAACGTATCCTTGTCGTATTTTTTCTTACTTCCGAACTTAGGTTTCCATTTTGGTATCTCTGCATCGCAGTTTCCACCGTTAGAAGTGTGAAATGAACACCATTTACAAAGGTTTTGTGGTTTTTGTTCGTATTTGTCCTCAACTTCCATCCTTTCTTTCAAACAATTATGCACATATTTGATAGTTTCTTTCGCTTCGTCCAACACTCCTTGATTAACTTTAACAAAAAATGTATCATCAAAGCGTAAATAGTTCACTCCGACGAAATTTGGCATGTCTCCCATCTCTAATGTGTATAAAAATGCGTAAATGATTAGCTGTCTGTAGTAATCTTCAGGCAAATAAGGCCCATAACGTTTTGAAGTCTTATAATCAAGCAATGTAGTTCCACCATCAAAGTCGTTACAGACAGCATCCACTATCCCGATTACGGCGTAGTCGTTGGATTTTACCCATTTTTCGGCATATTTTGGGGCTACAGAGTTCCAAGCTTGATATTTTGACTTGTATATCTTCCAATCAACCATTTCATTTAGCTTTTTATTGACAGAACCTACAAAATTCTGCAACAAATCTTGTGTTTCCAACTTCATAGCAGCCATTTCTTCTGCGGTATGTAGTTCGGATAGCCAAAACTTGGAGTCTATATCCTTAGCCCACCTTGTTTGAAACTGTTCTTCCATCCATTCTGATGGATTTCCCTTTTCCCATGATGAAAAGTTCTTGAATTTGTGTTTAAAAAGGTCTTCTAGCACTGCATGTACCAAAGTTCCACGAAATAAATGTATAGTTTTCTTCTCTGGTATCTTCGCGATGTACTTGTAATAGAACTCACGAGGACATTTGTAGTATGTATTTATCTTACTAGGACTCAATCTCATAAAAGATGGTTCCCATTTCTCTGCTACTTCACTCATTTAACACACCTACTAGGTCATGTTCATCCATTGAACACTCATATCCTTTATCATTTAACATTTGAATGTAATCGCCAACTTTAATATCTCTAAGTTTCCAATGTTCATACTCAATTTTGATTTCCTTAGGTTTGATTACCCAAGAATAGGTATCTAATATCTCAAATTCAGTTCCTTCAGTGTCAATTTTGAGTTTTTCTATATGTTTGACGTTATGTTTTTCTATTAATTCATCCAATGTTAAGGTGTGTAGGTACAGTTCACGCTCATGTTCTTTCCATTTTGGGTTAGCATTGAAGGTATTCATGTTCAAATCTAGACTTCCTACACCTCTTACCCATCCTTCTGCCCATTCTGTGTCGTAATATTTGACTTTACAGTGTCGGGGTTCCGCAGTTATAGCGTTATTTTCGTAAATACAACCTTCAAATCGCTCTAAGTTGTCTAATAATGGCTTCACGGGCTCCACAAATATTCCTTTCCACCCTCGTTGAGCCAAATACTCATATGTATCAAAGTCAGAAGTACCTATCTCAATAAAAAATGGAACATCACTGACAAATTCTGGTCTATTTTCACCCAAGTCTATTGTATCTATGGGTTGTGGCTTTGGGCTCAACAAGTCACCGCCTCTAATTCTAACTCAATATTCTTTTTATTTTTTCGGGCTGCCACTTTGAGTAAGATAAGATAGCCAATTAAATCACTTAAGGTATCTTCATCAGGCCCCCCCAATTGCTTTGTTGTTGCTATTCGGCTCAATTTATCATCTATCCTAACTAAGATTTGCTCTGTAGAGCCTGATGAGCTGAAAATACGCTTTGGGGAAAGCGCACTGTCGCCATACTTTGCATTCTTTTCTAGAAGCAAAGATTTGATTTCGTCACATACTTTTGCTATCGCTGTTGATGTTTTCATTTTCTTCACTTAACATTCAACGTCCCATCCCTATATAAAGGTTTTGTCCAAGTGGAGCCCTATGGCTCTACTAAGATATATATATCTATACTAAGCATTACGTTAAGAGATATACT